AAAGCAAATCTAAGCAAAGCAAAGGATGATGATGACGAAGACGAAGCAAATGATGATGACGATGATGACGAAGATGACGATGATGACGAAGATGTAAGCGAAGCAAACGATGATGATGAAGACGAAGATAACGATGATGACGAAGACGAAGCTAACGATGATGACGAAGACGAAGCAGACGATGATGACGAAGACGAAGATAACGATGATAAGGAAGCAAATGACGAAGCAAATAACGAACCAAATGAAAAGACTAAAGAAGAAGATTCTTTAGAAAAACTATTAATATTAACTAAAAAAGAGTTTGAACAAAATCTAAAAGATTTAGGAGATTTTGAAGAGATTGATTTAAATAAACCTTACTTTTCAAATAGCGACGACGAAACATTTATTAAAAATTTGCCAGTAAATTTAGATACATTTAATATAGATTTAAACACCAATTCGAAGATTATTAATTTAAATACTATAGAAATTCCTGATCAAGAAACTGATGTTGCTATTGATGTTGTTGATAGTGGAGTTACTAAGAAAAATTATTCAAAAATGAAAGTGGATGATTTAAAAACAATAGCTGTTACTAGAAATTTAATAGACAATGAAACAGCACAAAAAATGAAAAAAGCAGATTTAATTAAAATTATACAAAACGCATAAACAAACATAACGTTTATTATTTATTAAAACTATAAACAATAAACGTTAATTAAATAATAAATAATTTAATTATAAAATATAATAATTTTAATTATATATAATATGTCTTATGGTTCGTGTTCTAAGGGTACAAATAATATAAATACGAATTTTCCGCCTTTAATGGATGATACTAGACTATTTAGCGATTATTATTCGTCAGTATTAAACGACGAAATGCTTAAACGAAATAATAATATTAAAACTAATAGCGACTATAGGCATTATTTACAAGTTAATGCGCAATCTATTATAAGTAATAATCAATTACATTCGTGCAATGAATGCAGTGTGTGTCCGTATTATAGTAAAGCTAATTTAGAAATAAATAAAGCTACTCCATATATATTTGAACATACATTATCAAATATTAGACCATATGGTTATGAAACAAGTGATTTAAAAGATTTATATTTATCTAGGCAAAAGCTAGACTCTCAAAAGCATGTTACAAAATATGTTATAAAACCTAATTAATTTATTAATTTATAATTAATTTATTTATTTATTTATTTATAATTTATTTATTTATGATTTATTTTATAATTATAAAATATTTTATTATATTATTATTATAAAATGAATTTTTTCGATAGTTTGATGTCTCCGCTAAGCAAAGATCATTGTATGTTATTTTATTATTTAGGATTATTAACTTTATTGTTTGCCTTATTTGCTCTCGGTGGTTTTATAATGGGATTATTTAGAAAACGCTCAGGCTATGCAATGGGAGCATATGCTATGTCTTTCTTAAGTAACATATTAATGTATTACACATTAAGAATTTATTATTCAATATGTATTGTAACATTGCGCTAATAACTTTATAAGCTAAGCAGTTTTAAATGTTAATTTAATAAAAATAAATATAAAAATTTTATTATATTATATTATAAAATTTTTATTATATTATTATTATAAAATGAATTTTTTCGATAGTTTAATGGCGCCATTAGGCAAAAATTATTGTATGTTATTTTATGTTTTTGGAATATTTGGAGCACTGTTAGTTTTATTGAGTTTTGGCGGTTTAATGCTTGGACTATTTAGAAAAGACTCCGGATATGTAATGGGCACATATTTACTGGCTTTAATATATGCGCTATTTATCTATTATTTAAATAGAATACACTATAACATATGTAAAGCGGCATTACGCTAAATAGTATATAAGAAAACTATTTAAAGAAATGGCAACAAATTATATAACTAGCATTAATTTTAAGCTAAACATATTTTTTTATATTAATATAATAACATTATTAATATAATAATACTATGAAAATTTTAAGTATTGATATTGGTATTAAAAATTTGGCTTATGCTATTTTAGAGGTTACTAATGCGAATGCGAATGCTAATACTAGTGCTAATACTATTGTAACTGGCTCGCAAGATTTTACTATTATTAAATGGGATGTTATAAATCTGTGCAATAAGTTTATTCCATGCTCCACTAATAAGTGCTCTAAACAGGCTTGTTTTCATAAAAATGATACTTTTTACTGCAAAAATCACACAAAGAAGACCGAATATAGCTTACCTCTATGTAATATAAAAACATTACATAAACAGTCAGTAGCAAATCTCTCAACATTACTAGAAAAATACGATTTAAAAGTAGAAAAACCTATAAATAAATCTAGCTTAATAAAAACAATAGAAGAATATGCAAACACTACATGCTTTGAGGCTATTGAAACAATAAATGCTAATAATGTAAATCTCATCGATTTGGGTATAAGTCTTAAAAACGAACTCAATGAACTGTTTAATAGTTACGACCTTACTAGTATAGACCAAATTATAATCGAAAATCAAATTAGTCCTATTGCTAATAGAATGAAGTCGCTACAAGGTATGATTTCTCAATATTTTATTGATTGTAACAACCATAATATAGTATTCATTTCTGCAACAAATAAATTAAAAGCCTTTTTAAATAAAGATAAAGAACTAGATAAGCTAGATAAAGATAAAAAGATTTCCTATAACGAGAGAAAAAAACTAAGCATACTATATACAAAACAATTATTGGAAAACAAAAATATGTTGCCTGAGCTTACTTATTTTACCAAACATTCAAAGAAAGACGATTTAGCGGATTGCTTGCTTCAAGGAATTTATTATTTAGATAATAAACAAGAAAGCATTAAACTATAATTATAGCTAATACAATATATATATAATACAATATATATTATATATTGCGGAGTATTTAAAAATTAATCTTCTATTTAAAACATAATAGATTACATGAATATTGTTGAAATTGAGCCCGATTTTTTAAATATAGAAGATATTCAATTGCCTGAATTTAAAATTAGCGAACCTTACGAAGACCGCATTGAAGAACTTAGTTCAACTAGAAAATCTGCTAATTTTGGAGGTGGCATAGAATTATTGATGAATGAAAAAAATAAAGGTGATAAAAAGTTCTCATCTTCTATTGACATTGAAGACATTACAAATTTAGAAAATGAATTAAATGAGCTCTCTGATACTACTGACTATCATCAATCGACTAAGGAAAGTGCTAATAGTGCAAAAGTTAGCAATGAGAGTGCTAATGCTAGTGCTAGCGCTAGTGCTAGCGCTAGCGCAGACAATGCTAGCACAAGTAAAGAAATTAAATATAAACAAGAGTCCGGCTCCGGAAGTGCGCAGAAAAAATCTATTTTTGGTGACCTTTTTGGTAGTTCCAAAAATAACGGTGCTCATATTAAGCCTGTTACAAAGAACAACGACACCGATAATATAAACCTTGGAAAATCTACAGCAAATATGAATGAAAATAAAACGTGGGATGGTTTTGGCAAATTTAATAATATTCCTGTTAATTTAGACAAAACACAGCAAAAACCCGAATTAACAAAAGAAGAGGAATTAAAAGAAAAATTCAAATATTTGCGAAAGCTAGATGAATTAGAAAAGAAAGGCGTCTCATTGAGCAAGCGTTACAATATGGACTCTGATTTAAATGAAATGATAGGTGAATATGAAACTATTATTGCGGAAAAAGAGAGAACAAATGCTATTAAATTTCAAGGAAAAATGATGATGGCGTGTATTACTGGTTTAGAATTTTTAAATACTAAATTCGACCCTTTTGACATTAAATTAGATGGCTGGGGTGAGCAAATAAATGAGAATATTGACGAATATGATGATATTTTTGCTGAATTGCACGAAAAATATAAATCGAAAGCTAAAATGTCTCCCGAGTTAAAATTATTATTTCAGCTAGGCGGTTCTGCTATGATGGTTCATATGTCAAATACGTTGTTCAAATCTTCTATGCCTGGTATGGATGATATTATGCGTCAAAATCCGGAGCTAATGAGGCAATTTACTCAAGCGGCGGTTAATACTATGGGACAAACAAAACCGGGTCTAGGCGGATTTATGAATGGACTATTTAATAATGGTGGAAGTGGGGCTAATCCTGGCTTTGGTGCTTCAATGCCTCCAAATATAAATTCTGGGCCTCCGCCTGCACCTATTGAAACAAAATTGCCGGACCGCAGCCAACGAATGCCTAATATTGTAAATCGCCCCGACATTATGGCAGCACGGGGTTCTAGTTTGGGCAATAATGAGGGCAATCCATATGACGAAGAACGTATAAAACGCCCCGAAATGAAAGGGCCCTCGACAGTGCCACAATCGAACCAAAATATTGCCTCACTATTAAGCGGACTAAAGACCAAACAAATAGATGTAAATGAAACTAAGAACAATGAGGCGAGCACAATTAGTGTTGAAGACTTAAAAGATTTGATGAGCGGTAAAATCCCTACTAAATCTAAACGTAAGCAAAGGAGCGACAAAAATATTGTGAGTTTAGATATTTGAAGCCTTATATCTTAAAAAAGAGAGAAAAAAAAGAGAGGAAAAAAAAGAGAAAAAAAAGAGAAAAAAAAAAGGAAAATATTAAATATATTTAAAATAATTTTATAAATATATTTAAAACTAAGGCGCTAATATATGGAATTTACTTGTGATTTTTGTAATAAGCAAATAGATGAAACCTGCACTTTATATTTTGGCTTTGATTGTTTGTGTTGTAGCAACTATTGTAGGTCGCAAGTTATTAGTATAAATTTACAAATTGACCCAACAATGAATAATCCACATACTTGGTTTATACATAAATTGAGAGCAAGAAAAATTAAACAAAAGCCATTAATTCCGAAAACCAAATCATTAATTGATTTATTAGGATATTTAAAAGTTTAAATATCTGTTTTCAATTCAATGGGTTTTACTTTAATAATCGGGCTTTTAGTATTAATATTAGTATTAATATTATATTTAAGAATGCCATTATGCAATTTTTGTTTATAAGACAAGCAATCATAGGGCACTTTCTTATAAATGGTTGTCCTATCTTTAATAACAGCAATAGTGTACATTAATACCATTTTAATATATTAAAATATTATAATTAAATATATTATAACATTATTTTTAAATAATTTTATTATATTATTTAAAAATTATATTATTTAAATATTATCTTATTAATAAGTTAAAATTATATTTAAATATATAATCATAACTAAAGTTATAATGAAATATTGTGAGGAAAATCAGTTTCAACCTAAAATGCTATGTAATAAAGGAAATATTTTATTAAGCGAAATAAGAATGCCTTTATCAAATGCTAGTGTATTTAATTTACAATTTGAGTTAAATAATTTGGATACAACTAAAGTAAATAGCGATTTACTTTTGACCACACAATTGTATAATTTACTCGAAAAGGTAAATGTAGACTTAATTGAAAAGATTCATATATTAAATAGTCTAGATAGTGTAGATAGTTTAGAAACTGATATATGCATAGTAATGAAACAAATTGCAAAGGAAGTTGGTATTAAGAAAAAATATATTTTATTTAGATCTACAAAATATTTGAATAAGTTGAATAATAGTATTACTTATTATAATAAGGATTTAATATATGAACATAAAGATTTAATAGAAGATTATTTAAAAACATTACATTTAGATAATAACAATTATGAAGCATTAACGTTTAACTTTGGAAAAACCATTATTACTTTAAGTAATGAAAATAATGAAAATATTGTTAATCTTAAATTTTCTGTAGATTTTCAAATAACAATGACAGATGACATACCTAATTATATGAGTAATATTATAGGATTAATGTTTAAAAAGATGTTTCATAATGTTAAATTATTTATAGAAAATTTGAATTCATAGAAAATTTGAATTCATAGAAAATTTGAATTCATAGAAAATTTGAATTTGACAAAATAATACGAAAAAAGTATTAAGTAATTATTATATATAAATACTTAATACTTAATATACTATTAAATTAATAATTATGATATTTATTAGACCGCTAATTATAAGTCTAAGAATTGCAAAATTAGTTAGTATTATTATTTACGAAATTATTAACTACATTACAATCAAATCAATAAATAATGTATATAAAATACCTACGCATAGATTAGAATTAATTAAAGCACTAGCACAAAGGTTAGAATATGAAAATATTGTATATGTTAAATTATTTCAAGCATTATGTTTGAATAAAGATTTATTATATTCTGATGAGCAGGATTTTTTAATAAAATATACTGATAATGTTCCTTATAGCATTAGTGATATTAATTATGATTTACTAAATAAATTACAATGCGAATATTGCATAACATTAAACAATGCTATTCCTATAAATAGTGGCATAGTAGGATTAATATTTGACGCACGTGATTGCTGTAATAATAAACTAATTGTTAAAATGTTAAAGCAAAACATTGTAAATAAATTTACAAATGTGTTTGATGAGCTGTTATACGTATCGTATATATGCAAATATATTCCATATATTAAATATATCAAAATAACAAAATTACTTTTAGACAATAGAGAGATTTTATTAAATCAAATGAATTTTATTAAAGAAGTCGATTCGCTAGAACTGTTTTCCAAAAAATATAAAAATAATAAAGAATACAGGTTTCCAAAAGTTTATAAAAATATTACCGAAAAATATCCCGAATTAATGGTTATGGAAAATATTAATGGACTAAAATTGAAAGACATTGCAACTATGGATTCATCAATAAAAGAAGAATTTGCATATTTATTAAACAAATTTAATATATTAGGCATTTTATACCATTCGGTTATTCACTGTGACCTGCATTGTGGTAATGTTTTCTTTTACATAAATGATGTATGCGACGTTTCAAACAATGAAACTGAAACAGAAACAACCCCAAAATATATGTTAGGTTTAATAGATTTTGGGCTATGCACATTTCCAACAAAGGAAAGTCAAAACGCATATTACATTTTTTTTAACAATATGTTTTATAATAACGATTATAGCTCTATTGAATATTTAATCAATACTTTTATAGAAGAAAAGGACTTATTTAACACTTATAATCATAACATAAAACAAGTATTATATAATGAAACTATTAATTGTTTGGAGTTGTATGCCAACCATAGTATATCAAATCAAGCATTAGTAAATAAACTAGGCATATTATTTTACAACTATGATTTGAATTTTACACGTGAATTTAACAGAGTTATATTAAGCCTACATACAACATATAGTTTTATAACGCTATTGTCAAGCGACGTTAATGCGTGTGTTGAAAAAGTTATAAAAGAACTGAATTATTTTAATGAACTAATAAACATTTGAAATTCTGCTGGTGGGGGGCTAAGGGCATATAAAAAGTGCATAAATCCCCATTTTTAAAAACCTTATGAATTATGGTCTTGTAACTTTATAATAAATATTATGTGTTTTTTTTTGCAAAAATAAATTTGACGATTTTTTGGAAAATGGACATTTATAAATGTCCAATTTTGAAAACCCTAACCCTTTATAGAAAAAAAAGAAAAATTTGCATTTTTAAAATAAAACCAGACGCTAAAGGTGCAAATCCTAAATTTTTAACTGCAAAAAACGCCTTACCATAATTTTTTTTCGCCTTTTCTAAAAAATTGGCTGTTGACATTTGTTGACAAAATTGTCCGGAATTATCCGCAAAAATCCGGTTTTTTTTGGCATCATATATGCTCATAAAACTTTAAATAAAAATCGCAAAAAGTGCAAAAAAGCGCGCAAATTCTTCTAATTTAATGAAGAATTATGCAAAAATGTGATATATTGCATATTTTCTTCATTAAACTGTTGACATAAATTTTACATTTGTTTACAAAAAATCCGAAAAAATCCGAAAAACAAAAAAAAATATGTATTAAATATATATTTATTTATAACTTATTGACAAATGTTGACAAAAAACTCCGCAAAAATCCGGTCAGAATTTGTATGTATAAATTGTAACTATGCTACGTGTGACAAAAAAGATTATAACAAACATATTGCTACAGCAAAACATAAAAATAATACAAACGTTGACACAGTGTTGACAAATATAGGAAAAAAATCCGAAACTATAATTGAATTCATATGTAGTTGTGATAAAAAGTATAAGAGCAGGCAAGGGCTTTATGCTCATAAAAAAAAATGTAAAGTGTTGCAAAATGGCGCAATAGTTGATAGTTCAAATAGTCAAATAACTTTGGCAAATGAATTAACCAATGATTTAATAATTAAGTTATTGAACGACAATAAAGAAATGAGAGAGATTATTATAAAGCAACAAGATCAAATAAGTGAAATGTTGCCGAAATTAGGAAATAACAATTTTATAACAAATAACAATAATAATAACAAATTTAATATTCAGGTTTTTCTAAATGAGCGTTGTAAAGACGCTATAAATATGAGCGATTTTATAAAATCTATTCAAGTTAGCTTGCAACAGCTAGATTATACGAAGCAAAACGGGCTAGTTAATGGGCTAAGTAATGTAATAATTGAAAATATGAGTAAATTAGGATTATATCAGCGACCGATACATTGCACTGACTTAAAACGCGAATCGTTATATATTAAAGACGATGACAATTGGGAAAAGGATATTAATAAAGAAAAAATCAGAAAAGCAATAAAAGATGTATCAACAAAGCAATTTTGCGCATTAAGTAAATGGACAAAAGAAAATCCAGATTTTCAAAATAATGAATATAAACAAAATTATTATACGCATACATTAGTCGCAATAGCAAACACTAAGGATAACAATGAGGAAAAAATAATTAAAAAACTATGTAATAGTAGTTACATAAAAGAAGAATAAATTAGCAAAGCATTAGCAAAGCATTAGCAAAGCATTAGCAAAATATTGTTTTTTAAAAGAATATTTTGCTAATTTAGTCATCACTAGTAACACTGATTATCTTAACATCATTAGTTTCTGTATTCATAGTAACTACATTAGCTAATTGTTTTTTCTTATAATAATCACTAATGCAAGAATAAATTTTATAATAACTAATAAAAGAAATAGAAAACATCGTAACACAACTATTGAATATCATTAAACTATTATTATCTTCAATACTATACAATACCCAACAAAAACTATGAAGAATACCTAAAAATAAGTAATATGGGTCAAAGTCTTTTACCGATTTTGTTTTATATGTTTTTATAATTTGAGGAAAATGATAAATCACATTAATAACATTACATACAACAAGAATATTATTTTTATACGTGTATTCCACACTCATATATAACGTCTAATAAGCATAATTACATAACTTTAAATAATTTGTATATATTAATAAATATACAATAAAAATTGATACTATATAAATATTATATTATAATAGTTATTATAATCATTAATAATATGGCAAAGGCAAAAGCACAAGCGCAAGCAGACGCACAAGCACAAGCGCAAGAGCCAAAAATATTTATATTAGTGGATACGAGTTATTGGATATTTTACAGATATTTCGCCATTGTTCAGTGGTGGGGGCACTCAAATCCAGAAACACCATTAAATAACCCATACGAAAATGAAGAGTTTGTAGAAAAGTTTATGAAAACATTTAGTGAATCGCTAGCAGGCTTTAAAAAGAAGCAAAAAATACATAAAAAAACGACAACAATAATTGCAGCGCGTGATTGTCCTCGCAAAGACATTTGGAGAAATACACTATATTCCGAATACAAAGGCACACGTGACAAAGGCGATGAATTTGGCGGAGGCCCGTTTTTCAAGCATATTTATCAAGATGCATATAAGCTTTTATATGAGGCCGGTGTAAATAGTGTAGTCCAGTTTCCTAATTTGGAAGCCGATGATATTATTGCTCTTACTAAAAACTATATTCGCAATAAATATGTGGATGCGCAAATATACATAATTGCAAACGACCACGATTATTTGCAACTTTTAGATGAGCATACCGAAATTGTGAATTTTCAAAACAAATATTTGAAAGAAGGCAGCAAAGTATTTAGCGAACCGCAAAAAAATTTGTTTTATAAAATTGTATTAGGTGATAAATCCGACAATATTAATCCCATTTTTAAAAAATGCGGTCAGAAGACGTGTGAGAAATATTATGAAAACAATGAATTGTTTTTAGAAGCGCTAAAAAAGGAAAATGCTTATGAAAAATATGAGCTAAATAAAAAGTTAGTGGATTTTAGAGAATTGCCCGACGAATTGGTTGCTAAGTTTCTTGCGGAGAATGCCGAATTCTTAGCCAAATTATAGTTTTGCGACTTGTCTTTAAGTTGTTTTTTTAATCTTATTGTCGCCCAATAACATTTTTTATGTATAATACTATTATTAATTATGTATAATAATATTATTAATAATAATACATATAATATTACTAATAATAATGATGATGTTAATAAAATACCCGCTATTAATTCCGACAGTTGGCCACGGAGCAACCAGCCTAATAGTTAGCCCATATGCAACATTAGCAAGTAATTTCTTAAGTTGTTTATGTCTATATTATTGTTCCTACTTTAAACGAGTAACGCTATTAATCGTGTTTTCTATTTATCATATTGCCGATGACTTTAATATAAAAAACAAACTTTATAAATATTCTTGGAGCTCGCTATTTCACTTAGCATGGCTTAAATGGCCATTGCTAAGTAAATGCTATTTAACGCTAGTCCATACTCCTAGACATTATTTTAATATTTATAAAAGGAAATTGCGAGTCACGCAACAATTTATAATAGGTGTTGGAACAAGCTTAGTCGCAATTCCCTTTTTAAATGCTAATTTGGATAGCAAACTAAATAGCATTTTTGGCGAATTATGGTATGTTGGGCCAATAATTGCACACATAATAGTTCATAGTTATTATAATTATAATATGATTAATAATGTTACTAGCAGTGCAAATTAACTTAGTTTTTATGCTTTAATTTTCTTGTTTTCTTACTTCTAGTTTTATTACTTCTTGATTTCTTGTATTTTTGTTTTTGTGATTTTTTATTTCTTGTTTTCTTATTTTTTCCTCCTTTTCCTGCTGTTTTCTTTAACGATAATTGTTCTATTTTTTTTTGATTTGATGGTGTATTTTTTATACGTCGGTTTGTAAAAGGGTTATATATTTTATCTAAGCTAGTAGATGGCATTAATTCTATTTTTTTATCTATTTTTATTGGAGTTTTTTTAGATTTTACTTTGTCTTCTGGCTCTTCTTCAGAAATAAACTCCTTCCAAAAATCTTTTTTGAAGAGCGATATTACTTTATAATTAACTGTAAGTTGTCCTACCGCACATAATTCCATTAAATTACGAAAAGTTTTAGTATCAAATACTTCTTTTATTTTTGGTAAGTTTTCTGGTTTATCAACAATAGCATACGCAAATTGAGTAAGTCCATAATCTCCGTTAATATCAACATAACTACCGATTGATGATATTCGACCATTACTCCATATAAACTTTGGAACTCCAAAATGTCCGTGTTGTTTTGATGAATAAAAAAAACTCGGTTCGCTTTTTGAATTTACAGTATAGATGCATGGATATTTATATTCTTCTGTTTTTGTTCTTGATATCCAAGATTTACGAGTTTCGTATAATGAATAATCGTGTATGACAACAACATTTTCTTCTCCGTTTTTTGCAATCATAGACATAATTTTTTCATATTCACCATTTGGTATAAATTCTAATCCATTTACATTAATTGCCTTGATAGTTCCATCTTGAAATTTAATAATTGTATTTGTATTTTCAACTAATTCATTTTTTAATATATACCAGTCGTATCTTGTTTCGCTATTAAATATTTTTAATCCATCTTTTTCATTATGTATTTCTAAATATTGTAAATCTCTGGATAAAAGCTCTTTTTGAATGGTTTTAAATTTACCATCAATATTTCTCCATCCCGATGGATGAACAAAAACCAGATATCTAGATGATTTAAGTATTGTAAGTGACTTTATAATAAATTTACCCCATAATGTTTCAGTTTTATTTGGTCCAACTTTTTCCTGAAATGGTGGATTTCCCATAACCACATCAAACCCTTTAAAATCTTCCAATAAGTTAAACTCTTTTTTTACATCCATTTTCAAAGTATCGCCTTCATAAATATTTAACTTGTATTTGTCCCCACAAAATATTTTTTTATAAATAAAAACATTTTTTGGTGTAAGTTCAGATGCATATATCATTTGTTCCAAAATATGCTTTCTTCGTTCTTCTTCATCTTTTATACTTTCGACAAGTCCTTTCATTAAGCGTTCATAAAGTATAATAGGGAAGTTTCCAATACCTACCGCTGGGTCAAACCACTTAAACCCGACTTCTGTAAATATACTTTTTCCATGTTCCTTTATATATGCATCATCTAACTTAGACACCATTTCATTTACTAATGTTAAAGGTGTAAATACTTCCCCGTTTTCTTTTTTTTCCTTATCTTTCGGTTTTAACTGACTATCACTATTAATATACTTTAATAATTCAGTAGGTTCGTTTATTGTATAATAATGTTTCTTTTGTGACAAAATTATTTTATTCATAATTAATTTATCATCTAAACTATTCATAGCATCCAATACATCTTCAATTACTTTTTCTGGATAAGGTTCATCTGCATTTCCAGATAATCGTCCATTTAATATTTTCAAAAAATTATCTTTAATTTCTTCATTTTTAAAAACCTCATTTTTTAGAATATAAATATCATCTATTAAAGTAATTTGTGCGTTTGATTTGGAACTATCAGTTAAAATACATTGAGCACCATTATCCACATAAAGTGTAAAAATATTCAATAGCGATATAAATTCAGTGATTATTTCTGCCGCAATTTCTTGTAAATTAATTTCTTTTTTTTCAATGGTCTTTTCGTCCTCTTTTATCTTTATTTCTCCAATTTTTTCCTTCTTTTTACCAGGAGTAAACATTTCATCGTCCTTTTTTATATCTATTTCATCATTTTTTTTTCTATTTTTTCCTATATTTATTTGTTGAAATACAGGTTTTAGTGCTTCTAATTTTATCATATCAAATGTAAATGCAGTAATAACTTTTTTAATATTTTCTACATTTATATTCCATGATGCGTATAATTTATTAAACAATTCTTTTACAAATT